AATCATTTTTCGAGAACGTCATGTGCCTGCGCGAGCTTGAGCACATAGCCAAGCAGTAGAAGGCACGGATAGTTGATGACTAGTGCGTGATAGTGTTGACGTACGCTTGGCACGCCCGCAGCGCAATCAGTCCTTGATCGCCGTCGTCGGTGATGGCGATAACTCTTTGAGCATGCGCTGGGTCAAGTTGGGCTCGACGGGCTGCATGAACCAAGCCGACGGCGCCGGTGGTGGCTGGCACGTTGCAGCCACTGGCTGGATCCTCGGCAAGGAGGACTGACAGCCGGACATCAGCAGTAGCAAGCTGGTCACGCAGGCGAGCATGGTTGCGCTGGGCATCGGATAATTCCTTGGTGTGTTGTTGGTCGGAGGCGGACAGGGCCTGCTCGGTGGCCAGACGCTTTTCCTGCTCGGCGCGAGCCTGGGCTGCGGCGGCATTGCTGATAGTGCTCAGGTCCACTTTGAACTGGCCCGCCTGCTCTGCGAGCTGCTTGCCCATCCGCCAGTCCTGAACCTGCCAGGCCCCGCCAAACCCAATGGAAATTGCCAGCATGATTACGGCGATCTGCCCAGCCGTCATGCCAGAACCTCCAGCGCCTTGTGATACAAAGCCTGGCGGTCGTCCTGGCCGGTGAGCCCACCATTGATGCGGCGCGTGATTTTCACGAACTCACCGCGATCGGCCAGGGCATTCAGTCCACGCGTCGACCAAAACCAGGCAGCCGACATAGCGGCGTGCTGTAGCAACTCAAGGTAGTCGGGGTGACTGACTAGGTCTAAGCCCAGCGCCTCACCACACGCCGCATAGTTCGCCCGGCCGGTGATCTGTATCAGACCACGGCCACGGTACTTGAAGCCGTCGCCCTTGACGGTATTGCCCAGATCGGCACGACCTTCATACCCGGCCTGCTGAGCGGTGGGGCCCCAGATCTCGCGTGCGTGACGCAACTGGCCGGACTCATGCCCAACCTGAGCGATGAACGCCGAGACCCGCAACGGCTTATTGATCGCATACCGGGTCATGGCAACGTTAATCCCAGAAACAAAAACGCCGGCTTGGCGGCCGGCGTTCGGGAGGATCTGCAGCAGCTGCTGCTCGGTGATGGGCATGCTTTTCTCCAGACGAAAAAAACCGCACAAAGGCGGGGATTAGAGATGAAAGCCAACTCGGTTGGCTTAGGTAAATACAGTGCTGCACTCAAACGAATGGAGCCAGGAAGCTTGTCGTAATAAGAAGTTCCCTCTCGTTATTAATTGGCAGCCTTCATACGAGGAAAATCGCTACTATCCTGGCGAAAATCACCCACTCAATGGAATCTACCTGTGAAATCAGGGCTCAACCAAACACCGAAGCGCAAAGGATGGGCGCGGGTTTATAGCAAAATCAGGCGTCTGGGATTTTCTCGCTTTACAGCGCTTTACAGGACAGTCCTCTACGTTGTGCGAGGGGACACCGGAACTTTCAGTCTAAAAAATCGCTGGGATAAATTCCGTTTCCGCCGCTAAGTGGAGGGATAGCGGGGTTAGTCGACGATACCGTGAAGGTCCCCCGCAGGCCGACCATTCTTCTCGCGAGGTTAACCCCGTAGGAGCGGGCTGCGATCGGCCTAACTCTATGCGCTAACCCCATAGACAGTCTGAGTGAAGTTCCTGATCTTGCGTAACAGCGCCTGGTTTGCCGAGTCAGGGGCGCTCAGCGCGAGATCGCAAACAAAGATGTCGGACACAGTCCCATCCCAGAACTGTCCGCCACTGGTGAGGCCGCCCAGCGCCATGGTTGAACTGCCCGGCGCACCGGCAACCGGAACAATACTTTCGGCCCCGTTCACTTTCAGGAACAGGTTGGTTCCGTCAAATCCGGCAGCGAAGGCAAATGGCTGACCCAAGGTTACGGGGAGTGCTGCCGTCTGAGTTGTGCCGTACTGGAACTGCAGGGCTGTTGTGCCTACGCCAACGCGAAGAATCGACCTCACTGTCGAAGACGTGAACGTGCCAAACAAGGTGCCTGACGCGGCGTTCCCGGAGAGCGTGGCCACGCCCGCCCACGAAAAAGGGACGCCAAGGTTGGGAGTGGATCCTGAAAAGACTGACTTGTCAGATTCTGCCGGGTTGAATTTTGCACCAGGGTAGATTCCGAACAATGCATTAACCAACGTGGCAGAGTTCGATCCAGAATTTCGCGTGTATTTGGAGCCTGTCGGCTTTTTGTCATTGAACGATACGATTTCAGCCCCTTCCAGGGTCAGGCTTCGCGCGTCCGCCTGGTACCAGTTGATCAGATGGCTGTCGCCCACCAAGGCCTCGGCCAGAGAGCCACCGACCGTCAGGGAGTCATTGAGAAACGGCTGGTTAATCCGGATACCTGCAGTACTCATAAAGTCACTCCAATCTGTTGACGCAAAAGGTTATGGCGAATGGTCTTCGGCACAGAGAAGCCCAGTCGCCGATAGAACGAAGGCTTTTCTGTCAGCGCCATGGCGTTGCCAGCCATTGAGTAGTAGCCCGCCCCAGACCCGAGGCCGTAGTCCATGCCATAGCGCACCACCGGGCTGCTGCCTGTCGGCACTGCTGCCAAGGTCAAAGTGATAGCGCTGCCGGAATAGGCAACGCCCGTGATAGCTGTGTCCCCAACGCTGTCGCGATACACGAAGCCGTCCTGCGTCACTTGAGGCAGCCAGTCTGTATCTTTGGAAACGCTTGTGGTGCCAGGGGGCAAATCTACGGTAAGGGTCACCGTAGTGCCGGAACACACGGCACTGCGCATCCGCAACGGTTTCCAAGCCTTGCCCAGCTCGGTCTGCACTTCTGCTTCGGCATGGATCTCGGCCATCATCATCTTGCCCACCGGGTTAACGTGCTGCATATCGCTGACCGGAAGCATGTACATCGGTCCAAAAATCTTCACGTCCGAACGGGCATCAGACGCATCGATCTGCAGCTGCCCTACCCCATTGTCCGGAGACACACCGACCGTCTGCCACAGAGCTATTTCCAGCAGGCTGGTTTGCCCCAGTTGGGTTTTGACCGCTGGGATAACCGCGTCCGCGAAAGTGGTGAAGTCCGCCGCCCAGTTAGCCGCCGCCTCTCCCTGGATGTAGGTCAAATACCGGCACTCAACGGTGCGCCCATATAGCGCGGCGCAGACCTTGGCTCGATCGGCGAAGGTCATCAAGTTGTTCCAGTTCACTGTACCCGGCAGGAAACTGGCCACCGGCTGGTCACCCTGGCCGGCGGTGGCCACGATTTGGCCAACCTGAGCCAGACCAGCATCAGCCCAAGCTTGAGCGGACGCGAACGCCGCCAGAGTAGCCGGCCACTGACCAATCCCAGCCGCCCTGTCATAAAGTGGAACCAAATCAGTCAAAGTGGCGCCGTCCACCAGGCCATTAGAACCCTGCATGAAGAACCGCCCATCGAACGACAGCACGCTGTGCGGGAAGAGCGCCTGACCTTCGATAATGCCGGGGCTCGATGATCCCAACGTGTTGGACTGCCCGATCACCCCGCGAAAGCGCATTGGTGCCTTACGATCAATGACAATCGTGTCGTAGTTTCCGGCTGCCCGCTGTTTGCCGTCGTAACTCTGGCCGCTTCGATCCTGTACGACGGCGACATTGAAGCCGTTTGTTTTCCTTACTGCAGATACAGTGTAAGAACCGCGAAGCGTAGCCAGTGGCAGGTAGGCCGAAACGCCGGGTAGGTTCTCGGCGACGAACTCAAGCGCAGCGGCGGATAACAGTAGATCAGTGCGGCCATCTGCGGGATTGAAGGAAATGCCGTTTTTGCGGTCGACCAGAGACTGAATAATGGGAATCCCCAACGGTCCATCCCTGGACGGGACCGAGACCGTGGATGGCACTTCAAGGTGAGTCGCAAACACGCCACCATTTCCCAGAAAACCGACGACCCTCCCCGAGGGGTCCACGATCGGAAAGGCAAACGTCGGCACGCCATCCCGGTAAAACCCGACGGCATCAGCGAGATCCGCTCTTTGGGACAAGTCGTCGACGAACTGCTTGCTGATGTCGTCGGAGACATGCAACGAAGTGGCGCTATCCACCTTCTGCCAGAGCGTTCGCAAAATGCGCGGATTGGTACTGGCAGCCCAAAACATCATCCCGTTGAGAACCGTAGGGCTGGCTCGGCCTGCCGCCTCGTCGGGGTAGATCTTCCCATCCGTCATTTCCAAACGAAGCCGCTCGACTTCTGCGTCCACAACGTCGGAGGCATCCACCGTATTTATCTCGCGCAACAGCGGAGCCAAATACCCGCCGTGGCTGATCTGAATATCAATTCGCTCGGTCTTCGTATAGAAAAATACCCGAGCAGAGGCATCAGCGTACGCTGGGTTGGCTTGGACAACTGTCGTGGCCACGTCGAAAAATAGCGGCGCCAACGTCTCAGTCCCTGACACCAGCACACGCACCGTTGCTCCAGGCAATAGCACGCCGTCTTCAGCCCTTGCGGCAAAGAATTGAATAGGTTGCATGATGAGTCTCTGTCAGGTGTTGAAGGTGATCGCCGGAGCGAAGTTGAGCTGGCTGCGCACACTGCTCCAGGTGTCGTACGCTGCAGCGCAGAGGTAATACGTGGTATCTGCTGTCAGTCCGGTGATCTGCGCCGTCCGTGACGCCCCTTGATAGCCGACTGTTCCTGCTGTCGTCGGGTCAAAGTCCTCTTCTGTCGAGTACACAAACACATAGCCCGCCGCGTCTGCAGCTGCACTGGCCGCGCAACTGACATCGGCAGTGATTGTGCCAGTGACCGTGGCGGCGGTTCCCGTAACGGGCACCGGTGCCGTATTGGTGACCAACAACGACACCAGCTGTGCCTGGCCTGCAGCATTGCGCTCGATAACCTCTACGCGATAGCTACGGATCAGCGCGCCATCCACCAGCGCATCATCGCGTTGGTAAGTGAATGCCGTGCTGGTGGTCGCCACCTCTCGCAGGAGGGCATTGCTGCCGGCGTGACGAACGCGTACCAAGCGATCCTCGGCACGAACACCCGCCACCCAGCTCACCGTGAAATACGGCGCTTCGAAGGCGCCGACCAGGGCAAGGCTCTGCGCAGCATCTGGTGCTACCCGGGCAGGCGATAACGTGACGCTGTAGGCCGTGACATCAGCCAGATCCTCAAGCGCCCGACCGAACACGTTAAAGGAGCGGAACTTGACCCAGACAGTCTTGCCGACCTGGTCTGACGTGTAGCTGTACTTCCAGACGGCATTATCCAGCCGCACAAAGGGTGAACCCGCCGAGTGGCTGGATACCGTAGTGCTGAGACGCCCTCGACGTAGATAGCCCAGATCATAGCCACCGACTCCTGTCAGCACCGCGTCGCGGTAACTGAGCAATTCACCGGCCACCCAACACAGCGTGGCGCCACTGTCCGCCTCAGCGGTAGTGGCGGCCGCCAGTTCGGTCGCCGCTGCCAGTTGCACCGATAACGTGTTGACCGTATCAGGGTCGCTTCCGGCTGCAAGCGTTGTGGTCAGTTGGCCCATACGCGCCCTGCCGTAAATCGTCTCCGCTAACCGATAGCTGTCGCCATCGGCGCTGATCCAGATCTCGCAACCGCCCCAGGCTTCACCCACGCCGGCAACACCTCCCCAGATCTGCAATACGCCGGAGGGCAGCAAGCTTTCGGGTGGGTTGAACATGATGGGCGCCAAGACAGGGCCTGGTGCGACGTTCTGATTGCCCTGATAGCCGCTCTTACTCTGCACGGGATAGTTGGGTGCGCTGCCGACGCCCAACAGCGCATCCTCGGCCACGATCGCCAACTTACCCAGTTCGTCCTCCTCCACCGAGACAAGTCGGACCAGGCGCTGGTGCAGGTTCAACCCTGGCTCAGTGATCGTGACCAGGTCCATAGGCTCGAGGAGCACATGCTGCCAGCCGAGAGAGAATTCATATTCGTTGCGTACATACAGCTTGCGCTGTACCAATAACTGAGCCGCATGAGCACCGATGGCTATATTGCAGATCTCGTACGCTTTGATGGTGTCCATCGGTTTGGACCCGAACTGCTCAATGGCCGCCTGATCAGGCGCGCGCACCACGTCGGTGTTGTACTCGTGATCGCGATCGAGGATCTCCAGCGACACTTCGTTGTAGCTGTCGGCCTGGCTCTTGATCTTGAGCGAGACCGGAGGCTCACCGTCCTCTGAAAGAAAATCGTCATCGGTCAGATCCGCCACTGGCGTGATGTTCGGAAACCACGTCACACCGTTGCCCGTAACAGCCTGATCGCCGTAGGGGATCACCTTGAGTTGACCGGCAGACCACACCAGCTCGCTGTTTGTCAGCTGCAACCAGCGCGCGATGGCCTCATTCGCCGGCGCCTGTTCATCGAGCACAGGACTCAACAGCAAGTTTTCCGCCAAGCAATAGTTGCGGTAGTTCGACATATCCGCGACCCACGCCGGGGTAAAACCAATGCCGTCCAACGGATCGAGCAACAACCCGGGCAGGAAGTCGCCTGGGTTGGCATCCGGCAACCCGGGCACCTGATAACGCCCGTCCACCTCAAAGGTATGATTCTGGACGCCAGCGTTGTCGTTGAGCAGGTACCTGCTGGAAAACACGTAGGCCGTGTCAGCGTAGGCAATCGCTTCGGCAGGGTGGCGAGTTTGAAGAAACCCCCACACCGCCTGATCATGAGTGCCATTGGCGTAGTTCAAACCCACTTGAGCCAGCGATGTGAACACTTCCTTGTCGCGGAAGACACGGTGAATAGTACCCAGCGGTCCACGCCCGACCGCAAGGATCAGCGCCGCATAATAGGTATAGGTCGTGTCTTTTTGAGTAGCGCCGCCCCCGCCCTTACCCCCCGACTTTTTCGTCGTGGTTTTGGCGACCGCTTCGAAGTCACTGTAATAAATGAGGTTAGGGCTGATGCGATTGCGGCCGGCGATCCAGGCGATCGGCTTGCCACTCGCACTGCTCTGGATCTGCAGCGCGTTGATGCGCGTTGCACTGTTGGAAATGGTACTACTGCTGCCCCCCATCGCTGACTCCATATCGGTTAAGTGTGTAATAACGCACGGTGTGGCTGGAGAGCCGCTCCTCGCGCCTATCTGCAAACTCGACGCCGATGTCCCGATAGGCGTGAATAATGCGGTGCTCATCAACCACCACCGCGCCGTGGCTGAAGGTACGGCCGAATTTCCAGACCGCGACATCACCACGCTGTGGCGTATCGATCTGGCGACCATACAACTCCAGCCAGCCCAGATAACGCTCCTCACTGCGATGCAGGTGCCAGTCCTGGGCATACGCCCCGGGATCGATCCAGGGAATCAACCCGGCGGCGTGATACACCTCAATCAGCAACCAGGCGCAATCGACGCCAACGCCGAGCAGGTGCTGCCGGTGTTGGTACGGCGTTCGCAACCAACGCTCGGCTTGGGCGACCACGGCATCACGTTGCAGCACTTCGAACGGGCTCATACCGATGTTTCCGCGACGGGAATGAACGGCATACCGCGATACCGCGCTCGGTTGCCGAACTTGTTGGTGCAGGCATCCAGCGTCCGTGGGCACCCCGGGTAAATCAGAAACTGATCACCCGCCACTGGCACGCCTGGCAGCCCCAGGATCATCGTCACAGCGCCATCTGCCGTGAATCGGCGTACGGTTCTTGTCACACCTGCATTGGCGCCATTGACGAAGCGAATCACGCCCTGGTCAAACCAGCCCTGAGTGGCGGGCACATTGGAGTTCACACGTAGAGCCGTACTACCGCCCTGGACCACACCCACAGTTTCAAACAGGGCCCGATTCACCCCGCAATCAGCGCTGTATACCGTGCGCAAGCACGAAGGCTGGTAGACGCCCCGGGGCACCTTGGTATCCAGCAGCTCGATAGGCGATTTCACTGTCACCGTCGCCTGCTCACGATCGGCAGGATCCACCTCGGCGACACGCCCGATAAACCGTGTGACCGTACCCACGACCGGTGAGCGCCAATCCACCATGAACGCGCGGACGAGATTCAGGGTGGCCCCATCAAAACCACCGCCGGCAATGAATGGCAGCAAAGGCTCGCCGAACACGGTGTCGTCCATGCCGGCGGTAAAGGTCACGTTTAAGGTGTCGACCTCAATCCCACGAACCGCACGCACACCCGTGCGTTTGATCAGCGGCCCACTTGCCGAATAGTTCTGTCCGGCGTAGTAGATTTGCAAACCGGCGTCGGTGTAACGCAGCACCTGACCGCTGGCCAGGGCAATCGTGTACAGATCCGCCATGACGAAACTGCGCGCCGTGGCCAGAAAGGCTTTCAGTTCAGGTGTGGCGTCGATCATGGTTTGATACTCGTGAACGCGATGCTTTTGAGCTCCCAGATCGTTCGATAGGGCTGTGCCCCATCCAGCGAATCATCCTCAAAAGCACACCGAAAATAGAACGCACCGCTCCAAACAAGCGATGCATTGTCAGGAGGGGCGACTGCAAAGGTGATGCGCCCCAGCTCATCCACGCTGAAGGCTGAAATGGGAACACCACCCACAGTCACGACGTCCACGTTAACGACGCCATACACCGGCTCCACCCAGTTACCGATCTCCCGAGAAAGCTGGAACGTTTGTGTGGTGCCATCGCCGGTGCCGAAGCGCTGAAGCGTTACCAGGTGATCGCTGCGATCAAAGAAAAGAAACTCGCCGAATTGCCCTTTGCGCTGGTTAAAGAACTCAATCAGTGTCGACCACTCGTCCAACCCGGGTCGCTTACGCAAGACGTTGTAACTCAGTTTGAAAGACCAAAGCGGTGCCGGGTAATAAGCGGTAGTGCGACGACGCCCGCTGACGGTTTTCTGCACACCGGTACTCCACTCCGGGGCTTTTTTTGAAAGCAGCGTTTGCCCGGGCAGGCGCGGCAGAACACCTTCGGCCACCACGCCAACGTCGGGGTAACTGGCGATCCAGCGGGCCGGCCAAAAAGGTCCTAACGACATCTCGCCCCCTAAGTTTTAATGGCGCCGTTGCGCCGCATTTTTTGCATCTCATCTGCCAGCACCCGGGCACCACGCCGAATATCAGCGGGCGACATGCGACCACTGCTGTCGTGGTAGTGATAGCTGTTGCCAGCGCCACCCAGTTGCCCTTCCCCACTGGCTGCCTGGCGGATGACATTGGCGTATTGCTTGGGCAGCACCATTTCCTGCTCGTGGAGTTGTGTCATGGGGTTGGTACCGGCAGGGATGTCATAGCCACCCTCGGCCGAAGCAACGTTTTTCACCAGGCCAAATACGAATGCGCCGGCCGCCACTGCTGCTGCCGCGCCGAGGATCGGTCCAATGATCGGAATGGCCGACATGGCTGCAAAAGCACCGGCCATGGCCTGCCAGGCGCTGGCAATGATGTTTTTGATTGTGGCTGCGCCCCAGATCGCTACGGACATGGCCGCACCACCTGCTTCTGCTGCCGTTCGAACGCCAACACCCACTACCGTGGCGCCGGTTTTAGCCGTTTCACCGAACATCCAGGCCATCAACGGCTTGGTGACCATGTTCTCAACGAACGCGGTGCCGATGCTGGTGAAGATCCCGCGCAACAGGCCCTGGGTGCTCATGGTGCCGCTAATGATCCCGGTAAGCCCGCTCGACCAACTGGTACGCAGACTGTCGACCATGCCCGTCCAGTTGCTTTGTGACTCAAAGGTTTGCTGCCTGCCAATCACCGCCATGCTGTTGCGGTGCGTTTGTTCCAGCGCCAGGATCTGCTGCTGGACCTGCTGCAGAGCGACGGGGTTGCGGTCAGGATCCTGCTCCAGCAGCGCTTTACGCTCAGCCAATGCCTGGGCTTCGATCGCATACCGTTGTTTTTCGAACTCGGCCTGGGCCTGCAGCAGCTGGCCTTGGGTGATCAGGTTGGCCTGCAGATCCAACTGAGCCATCTGCTCGGCATGCGCAACATCGGTGAGTCGCGCCTGCTGGTCAGCGGCCAGCTGTTGCTGTTTCATGTTGGTGATTTGTTGCTGCTTTTCGCGCTCAACAGCGACCACCTCTGCTGCGGCCTTGCGGTATTCCTGGCTGTCCTGGCCATAGAGTTGCCGGCTACGCTCCAAGGTTTGCTGAGCAATCTGCAGGCGCGCGTCCATGTTGTTGCGGTACTGCTGCGCTTGGGCTTGCAGGTCGGCAAAGGCCTGGCCTTCGTCCTGCCGGCGCAAGGCATTCAATGACGCCAGGTAATTACGCTGAACGCTCAACCGCTCTGCGGCGCTTAAATCCGTGCGCTTGAGAATGCCCTGCCAATACTGCATTTCCTGCTGCTGAGAAAACTGCAGGAAGGTGCCCTGCTCAGCCTGCTGCTGGGCGTGAGCGACCTTCTGCGCATCCAACGCTTCGGCCCACTGGCTGACACGCGACGGGGTCTTAGCTGGAGGCGTTATCAGGTCTTCGGTCTTTTTCGGAGGCGTCGTGGACTCAACCACTTTTTTCCGATGCTCGACGGCTGCCGCGTAAGCCTGTTCCAGTTTGGTTAATTGGGCGACTTCAACGCCGTAAGCCGTCGGACTGACTCTGCCCTGCTGTGGAGCCTTGGTCAGGGCCGTATTGCCGGTCGCGGCCATCTCCGCGACTTTGCGGCGCTGCTCTTCGATGCGCGCGGAGCGGGAGCGCATGCCAGCGTCCACCTCTTCCAGCTTATTGGACACCAACTGCATGTTTTCCAGCAGCAGGCGTTCCTCGACCAGCGAGGCCTCCAGTTGAGCCTTGCCACCCCCACCGCGTGGGCCAGCAATGACGGTCCCTAACATCGCTTCGTAACGCGCGACATTCGCCGTCACTTCATCAACGGTAAGCCCTACTCCTGTCATGCCCTTCAACAGATTGTTGAACCAACTTGCGGTCTCCGAAAGCCGCTTGTTCAGGCTGATGAAAACAGGTTCAAGAATGGTACCGATCGTGACTTGCAGCTGGTTACTCTTGGAGTCGAGCTCAGCCTGGCTACCGGTCAACCCATCGGCCGCCTTGGCGGCATTACCGACCTGGGCCTCGGTCTCTTTCATGATGCCGTTGTATTCGGCCGTGATCTTTTGCGAGTCGGACAACTTGTCACGACTGGTGCCGATGCTCTTGGCGTACTCGTCCCACATTTTGGCAACGTTTTTGGTGACGCCGGCATTGTCCACCAGCACCGAGTTTTCGTTTTTCAAGCCCTCGGTGGCCGACACCACAGCTTCCGACATGCTGAGATTGGCTTGCCGGTTGAATGCTGCAGCGTCTTTTAAGCGATTGATCACCGCCACTGCCTGGTCGACGTTGTAGCCACGACTGAGCAGGTTTTGCAGGGCTTTGGCAGAGTCACCGACGCTGAGCAAGCCGTCGGAGGCGAGCTTGTTGGCCTCATCCATAGCCCGGCCAATACCGACACCGGCGTGATTGGCCACCGCTTCCAGGCCACGATAAGCCGACTCTTGTTGGATCGCCGCGTCCTTACTATCACTAACGATCTGACCAAGCTTGAAAGCGCCGAGACCGAACACACCCACAATGCCCGCCGCAACGCCCGAGAGGCCCGAACGCATGATGGTGCTGACGCCGGAGAAAGCCTCATTCACTGCCGGACCAAAACGAGCGAGCCGGGTTTGGCTGCCCACCATTTCGGTGTTGATCGCCCTTAGCTCGCGACTAAAAGTGGTCCGTGCCTCACGCATGTTGCGCTCAATGCTTTCGACTGCACGGTCGAAACCTTGGGTGCCGGCAGTGAACTGATATGCAATATTACGATCCATAGTAAGGCCTCAACGCGCAGGCAAAAAAAAGCCTCACTAAAGCGAGACTATCAGTGGCGTACTAACTGTTAGTTCTACCTATTGGCGCTCACCTCGGCAGTGCTTTCATTACTAAACCCGAAATGAGAACGAGCAGAACTTCGACAAAATCTAACGATAGCTAGCATTAGTCAGCGCTCTCGTTAAATTGTCAGACGAGCCTCGAATGCAATTTTATGCAACACGCAACCAATTCAAGACCGACCTAGAACGTGAGTATCAAGCGCTAGACTCAGACTGGAGCGAGATAAATGTTCACAACCAAGCTAAAACGTATGCATGACTTAGATCTGCCAGCATATTTTGAGTTCTCCGGCATGCCTTGTCGCGGAAGAATAGTAGCGGTGATCAACGAAGACGTTTTAGTTGAGATTGAGCAAAACTATAAGATCGTGTTTTTGGCTAAGCACATAACTTCTATCGAATTCATCAAGCCCACTACTATCCTAGGTTAACTACTCTGCCTAGTGGAAAAAGCGTCTAGCGCGTGGCGTAGATGTTCGGGTAACTCATCACGCAGATCATCGGCTAGCCCTTCAATGGCGTTTGCGAGATCGGGCGCGGGGGTCGTTTCACTAACCGGCTTGTAACCCATATAGCCAGCAACCAAGATATGAACCGGTGGACGGGCACGCCAGTAATCGGTCATATGCCCCACCATCACCATGTCCCAGTCACGCCGCAGCGTAACCGGGCTTTGGCCTGTACTTGCGATCAGGTGAGCGTAGAGTTGGCCCCAGTCGAAGGGGCCAGCGCTTCCCCCGGTTCGGGCTCAATGACCTCCAGGCCCGAAGCGCTCATGACCGCATCCAACGCGTCACGCATGTTGCGAAGGTCCAGCAGCGCTGCCACCTCTGCGCGCTCGATGTCGGGGTAGTTACGACGCAATGCCGCGTGCGTGGCATCGATCACCGTCGCGATACTGTCCCGGTCCATGTTGCCGGCCATCACCGCGTTGATCCGCTCCAGCAGCTGCTCCAGATCCCCCAGCGCCAGGGGTGGGATGACGAGCGTTTTCCCTGGAAACGGGAACGAAACACCGGGAACATTCACGACGGTCATTCGTTGGCACTCCAATAGCACACCTCTCCGAACTCATCCGCGTAGCCGGTGAATTCAAAGTCCGGGATAGTGTAATCGTCCTGTTTGGTGGCGATCCCCAGCTTGTTGCTGACAAAGTTCGGCACGCGCACGTACACAGTCTTGCCCTTGTATTTCAGGACCAGCTCGCCCTGGAATACCGGCATGTCACCCATGGGTAGGTTTTTCACCGACAGACTTTTACCCGTCGCAACGGTGTAGCGGTAATCAATGAACACCGACTTGGCCACGTCTGCAGCGGCAAATGCATATTCCCCCGTGGCAGCATCAAAGGTGTACTGCCCCGCGATCGGCGCGCTCAGTACCCGTACGTAAGGGATCGCACCGGCGCCCCGTACCCCAAGATCACCCGAGAGCGTCCCGCCCGCCGGAGGCTCCACGGTAATGGTGGCCCCTGCAGGCACCGCTGTGGGCTCCGTGGAGTGATGAACTAACACCTGGCCGGTGGTCAGGGTCTGCCCGAACACCAACTGATTCCACTGCAGCAGGCTGATCTGGGCGGACTTGGCCTTGCCCGTCAGCTTGCCCTGGCCCCGTGCCGCGTCGACCGCAAACTGCTCGCTGCCGAACAATTCCTTGGAATCAAACGACAGATCCACCGAGGCTTCTTGCATGATGCCTAGCAGGATGGGGGTCGGCGCAGAAATGGCATTGCCATAGGCGTCCATCAGCGGAGTCGCGTAAAACAACCCGCTGCCGAATGCGATTTGCATAATGTGTTCCTCAGTAAAAGGTAGGTCCGGCCGTCAGGTCGCCGGTGTTGCACAGGTAGGTGAAGCGGTAGCGCACCATGCAGTTGCCGGCGGTGTTGTCGCCCTCGTCTTCGATCCAGTCGATGTAGAAGCGCTGCACCCGATCCGCCTCCTCAAAGGCGTCCTCTGCCATCAGGACCGCATGCACGGCAACCTTGACCAAGTCGGCGACCTGATCCCAGGCAGCACCTGTGACCGTGTCCTCCCGGGCGATGATTTCCACCGTCAGCTCGAACTGGTTGCGATCCACTGCAGCGCTTTCGCGCTCACACGTTTCAAGGTCAGGGCGCAGCACGATCGCCGGAGTCATGTCCCGTTTGATCGCCTCAGTACGACTGCGATACACCCGGTCTGCCGCCAACGTACCGGCGGCCAGAATCAGCGCCTGCGCCTTTGCGACGATGCGTTCTTGAATCGAGGGCATGAGGGTTAAACCTTGGTGAGGGAGGCCAGGCTAAAGGCGCCGTCATCGATCATTCGGCGGTCACGGACGCGAAAATTCACGCCGGCGACGGTGATCAGTTTGGGGTTGTCGATGCCCAGGCGCTCGGCCTCGGCGGTGATGATCAGGATCTCGTAGCCGGTGGACTGGCTGTTGGTGCCACCCATACCGTGGATCTCGTCCGGCATATCCCGCGCGGCCAGAAACGGCTGACCATCAACCATCCCGCCGACGTCGAAGTCCTCAAGGAAGCCCCTGAGATCTTCGTCAAGCATCAGGGCTCACCTTGGCGGGCTTGCGTCCGCCCTCACCCGCAGCGGAAGGTGCCGGTGCTGGCTCGACCACCAACACTTCCAACTGGTGGCGAAAGCGCTCGGCCACGTCGTCAGGCAACTCGATCACGCCCCCCGGACCGGTCAGTTTGTCATCTGACCCGCGAAACGAGCCGGATAGCACCGTGTAGGATTTATTCGGCATTACGCTCTCCTGCGACCTTGTCCAGTTTCGTCAACCGCTGCCCCAACGCCTTGTCCGGTTCGCCGGGGATCACAATCACTTCCCCGGCTTTGAACTGAACAGGCGACACAATGGTGTAGCGGCCCTTCTTGTTTGCGACCGGCTCCAGGTTGTGCGCACGCGCACCGGCCTGGGCCGCATTCAGGATCAGTTCCCCCCCATAAAGGGTGATCGTCTGTTCCACGCGGTATTTCGGCATATCAATGCCCTCAGTGAGGTGTCAGGCCGAAAGGCTTACGCCACCAGTTGGTTAAGAACGGCGTACTGCCAGCGCCCAAAACCCACATTGCGCCAGGTGTCGACGCCGTATTGATGGGCATCGTTGTCGAACTCGAACTCCGAGCCTTCGGCCTTGGCCTTCATGGCCACGTCGGTCTCTTGCTGACGGATGAACGCTTTCAATCGACCGTCCGTGCGGAAGGTCACGAACTTGTCGACCCAGGCGTTGAGGCGCACGTTACCCACCACGCGGACAACCACGTTGTCCGGCATGACGATCTCGCTGATGTTGGTACCGCGCGGCACGCTGAGCGCCGTCTGCGCAACGCTCAGCAGGTTGAACGGCACCATCACCAGAAACTCGCGTGCCAGTTCGTTGATGGGTTCGCCCTGGTCATCCTTGAAGCTGGTCAACTGGGTGACCGACCGGGCAACTGCCTGCTGAAACTCCTCAACGCTCGGCCGACTGGGCGTCCCGTGAAGTGTTGCAGGCAGTTCGGAGATGTCGGTGGTGATCTTGTTGGACTGCACGCCGCTCTGACCTTCTTCGTGGTCGGTATCGAAGAAGTACTGGCCGTCATAGCAGGTCTGGCTTTCACCGTTGAGCAGCAGCACCGACAGCAGTCGAGCCCAGTGCGCGTTGGTGCGGTCGGCCAGCTCGCCCAGGCGGATGCGCAATTGTCCGGTTTTATCGCGGCGCAGCTCGGTGACCAGCACTTCGAGGGTGGCCTCAAAATGCAGGTTTTCGATTTCGAGATCAGCGCTGATAAAGCCCTTGGCGTGGCGACCACCAATCCATTCACGCAAGGTCGGCACCATGCCGATCCATGGATAGGTTTCTTTGGCCTGGTCGGAGTCGAACAGGTTCGACACGGCGTCCATCCAAGACGAAGCCACATTCTGTTCGAGCAGTTCGTAAAACATGCCGATGATAGCACGACTGGAAAGTACTTCAGCACCCATGGGTGATTCTCCTGAAGAAGGATACGGTCAGAGAAAAGTATTAAAAACGGGTTGAGCGAAGCGTCAGGCCGCTACGGGGACGGCCTGGGCGGTGAACTTGACGATGCCGACGCCGGTGCGCACAAACCGGTGAACATGCCCGATCAGGCTGTTACCGGCGGCGGTGAGCAGAAACGTGCCGCTGTCGCTGGCATACACCGGCTTACCGATGTCGGTGATCGCCAGTGCAGTGACGGGCAGTTCAACTTTGCCGGCTTCGCGAAGACGCACACGCGCTGCAGCAGCGGCACCGATTCGATTGTCGACGCCGCGATCGGCGAAGCCCACGAACAGATCGCCTGCCGCCAGAGGTCGCGCAAGGCCGTTGGCCGCGACAATGCCTACCGCCGAACCTTCGAAAATTTGCACGCCGGCCGCGACCGACAAATCGTTGATGTCCCCGATCTCGTAGGCGCGGGGGGTGTCGAGTGTAAGAGGCATAGGATTCTCCAGAGCCATGGGTGGAAAGGGGTTACCCGGTACTTACTTTTTCAGAACCTTGACCAGGCCCCGCTCGGTGGCCTTGCGGTAGCCGTGATAAGCCTCGAAGGTGCCAAACTCGGCGCGCAGTTCCTTGTCGCCGTCCCAGGTCGCCTTGGCGCGTTCCTCCAGCGGCGCCTCGGGGTCCTCCTTCACCGCCTCAGGGGCTGCCGGTGGCGTCAGCACGTTGGGCACTGGCGCAGGCGCCTGGGTGCGAATGTCGGCCAGAGCACCGGCACGTTTGGTTTTTTCGGCGCCGATAACCTGCGCCGCCGCTTCGGCACCGCTGGTTTTGCCGTCGAACTTGAGCGTGGCGATCAACTCTTCGTGTCCGGGCAGCGCGGCGGCTTCCACCGCCTGGATGCGTTCGCATTCGGCGCGGGCACCGGCGGCGGCACCAGCGGCGTGCGCGTCATGTTCCAGGCTGGCGAGCAGCTCGGCATGATTCGCGGCCAGGTATTCACGGTTAATGACGGGTTTGTCTGCAGTTGGAGCGGGTGCGTTACTGTTGGTGGTAGTAGACATAGGTCTTTCTCCAGAAGAACTGCTGTTGAACTCGGCGATGAGTTGTTCAAGGGTGGATTCACGGTCGGCCATGCCCAATGCCACGGCATCGGAGCCAATGCGCATATCGCCCTGGCCGAAGTCGGCCAAAACGGTTTCAACACTGAGGCCTCGGTAATTGGCGACGTCCTCGACAAAGATGTCAGTCAGCCGGTCGACATGGGCCTGCGCCACTGCCCGCCCTGACTCGGTACCGAAGTCAGGGCGCTTTTTCGGGCTCTGGCTGCTGACAATCTCAAAACTGCCGTCGTCGTCGCTTTTGCGCACCGTCAGCACCGTGCCGATGGAGCCCACTGCGCCGGTGCGGCTCATGACGATTTCATGGGCTGCTGCAGCTATCCAGTAGCCAGCGCTGGCCGCGTTGCCGGATACATACGCAACCACCCGCTTGGGCGAGGCGCGGATCATCTGGCCAAATTCAGCGATGCCGCTGGCAATACCACCGGGGGTATCCATCACCAGAATGATGGTGTCGGTGCGCGGATCGTCGACGGCGGTGGTGAACTCCTTGGCCAGCACATCCAGCGAAGTCGCACCGGACAGCGCCGTAAACAAATTGGCGTAACGAAATACCGGGCCGGTGACGGGCAGCAACGCCACATTTCCGCGCTGGGTCACCGCGCGGCTGTTCTGCAGGGGTTTGCCCTGCCTGGCCTCCAAAGCCTCCGGACCTTCATGCTCCCGGCGGGCGATGGCGGTGATGGTCTGCAGCATGTCCGGGGTGATGGCCCAGGGCTCGCGTGATACCAGGTCGAACGCCGTCACCCGGCGCACGGGAGGTGCATCGGTTGGTTTGTCGCTCATAGTTAGGTCCGTTCAGGAAGATCAGGATTGGCCGCAGGCTCATCCTCGGGGCGAGCCGTTGGTGACACGGATAGGCCGTCATTGCGCCTACGCTTCACTTCAAGCGCACGCTGTTCGTGGTTCTCTTCCCAGTCGCTGCCGTCGTAAAGCATGGATTCCTTGGCGAGGGTGCTGACGCCAATATCGATGCGCTTTTCGGCGGCATTGATGTCTTTGAGCGGATCAACGGTGCCAGGACCATCACCCACCCATAGTGACCCGCTGTACGCATAACGCAGCAACGGGTGGTCGAAAAAACCGGGAGCGTCGATGTCTCCCTGTGCCACAGCCTCTTCAAGCCAATGCTCGTAAACGGGCTGGCAGAAATGTTGACCCAGGAAGTCACGGCAACCGCGAACGAACTGCCAAGCCTCCATCACCGCAGCACGCGCGGCGGTGTAACTGGCGGTAAAGTGCTTGATCAGCACCTCATACGGCAGCTCCAGGGCCATGCCGATTTGCCGAAGCATGGCGAGCACGAACGGATCGAATGCCATGTTCGGGCGACCAGGTGATGCGGTATCGATCGACGCACCGTCGTCCAGCTCGGCGACAATGCCGCCACTGAGCGAGCCGTCCCAACCGCCCTGGTCGCGCCCAGCGGGTTTATCGCCACCCACCGGGGTGTTGCCGGTAACGGCCGATGCCAGAGGGCTCAGATTGCCGCCCTGCCCCGGCTTGATGAACACGGCGAAGAACGCAGACACCACCGCCGCTTCCAGCTCGGCATCGGTGTAACGGTCCAACTGCTTGAGCTTTTCGATCACTGGCGCCAGGTACGGCACGCCGCGTGGCTGGCCCACTCGACGCCGCCGGTACACATGCAGCAGCACGCGACCGCCACGTTCATTGAAGAACGGGCGGTCATCCCAAACGCGCTCTTTAACGCCCAGCGCCCCCGGGTGGCTGCGCAAAATATGAGCCTTGATCGGCGCCCCATCCGCGTCACGTTCAATGCCGGCCGTGAGGGCTTCCGTGTCAGCCTTGTTGCTAGGGTTACAAACCCGGTCGGCCTCAATCAGTTGGATGCACGCCGAGTAGTGCTGACCCGGTTGTTCTTTGTGCGTGAGCAACGTAAAGACGTCACCGCTGCTCAGCACCGACCGCCAGGTCAGGTCCTGCAGGCCATAGAAATTCTGTTCGCGAGTGATGTCGCAGCTGGTGGTTTCCGCCCAGGACTTGAACAGCGATTCGGTTTTGCGCTGCCACTCCCTGGCCTGGTCTTCGTCCCAGCCCAAAATCGAGCGATTGACCACCGACTTAAGCGCCAGGCCGGTGCCGACCGTCTTCGTCGTCACCGTGTTGATCGCACCACCACCGATGGGATTGTTACGTTCAAGGTCTCGGCAGCGTTCGCGAAGCGTGGGCAAGTCGGGCAGCAGATCTGCTGCCGCACTGCCTGCCGCCGGGGTCCAGGCGCTCAGCGAACGCTTGGCCTTCGACGCGCCGCTGTAGCCGCCCAAGGCAGTCATGGTCAACCGGGCGTGCATGCGCTTGGCGCCGCGCTCGGGGCTGAGCCAAGTAATTGCCTTATCCAGCAGCGTCGGCTCTGGCACTTTCGGCGCGCGGCTCATCGCGGCGTAATCCCACGCAGAACGATCCCCCGAGTGCGACCGCTCTCCAGGCGATCAACTTGCTGTTGCCAGTAGTCGATCGTCTTGGTGATTTCGGCAAGGTCGGCGTACTCCAATTGCCGGGTGCCGATGCGATAGCTCTGCTTTTGGCTGACCTTCATGCTCGCATCGAGCCAGGCTTGCAGCTGGCCCTGCGCTTGTTCCAGGGTGATAGCCATGAATTAATTCCTGCGTTGGGAGAGCACGCGCATTGCACTACGGCGCCCAGAAACAACTCTCCCGCCAGAGGGCGGGAGATTGGGTGGTTCGACGGGTGGTGTCGGTTCCGGACTAGTCCCGTCCGTTTCAGGAGCGGGCCCTGCCTCGGATTGATCCTGTTCGGGTGGATCAAACAGCGCCCCCTGACGGATCTGTGCATCGAGCCCGGCCCAGTCTTGCTCCCGCATCAAATGCGTTTTCAGGGAGCGGGCCGCGTGCAATGCATACGTCTCGCAGTCGGTACCTTCGTTCGGTTGGCCAGACTTTTTCTGCCAGACCTTGCGGTAGTGGTGTAGCCGGCTCGGCGCCTTCACTTCGGCGGTGATCTGCCGAAAATAATCCGGGCGCACCGTTTTGTAAAAGTGCATCCGACCGGGACCGTTCCCCGTCAACGGCAGCCGCCCCTCAATCCACAGGTCCTTGGCCCGAGACGTACCAACCATATAGGGGCGTAGGCCGTATTTTGAGGCCTTTTGCTCTTTGTCCGTATCTACACCTTGCCGAGGCGCACTGAAGATCTCCATTCGTTCATCGGCACGGGTATTGCCACGCTCACTCGCCCCCTTTATCGCCATCACTCCCCTGCGCTGATGCTTACGGCAAAACGCATACGCAGCATCTTGGGTGATAGTGCCGTCCGAGGTATCAAGCGAAACTGCCATCACTCTCAGCTTGGCGCCGCAGGCGTGTGGGATCGGCGCAAACAGCAACTTTTCCAGATCAAGCCACACACCCTGGTCGGGCAGTACTACCTCGCCGTAAATCTCGCCCCAGTAGATCAGCCAGGATTCCTCACCTCGGCCCCAGGCCCGCATCACCACCGCCAACCGGTCGTGTTGAACGTCGACACCGGCGGTGATCACAAGCCCCCCCATGGGCACAAACATTTCCGGGTAGTCCTCCGCTCGCTCAGCCAGTTTATCGGCCTCAGGCAGATCGGATTTGTACTCGTAGGCACGGCCTTGTTTCTGATTGACGAACTTGATCAACACCGATAGGTCGCCCAGCGATGCGCGGTGTTCTGCGTTGAGTTTCTCGCGAACAATTTCGGCCAGGTGGGTCCCGGGCAAACATGCGTAGAGTTCGTTGAGTTCAATGAATCCAGCGCGCCCAAAAAAGGGTTTGGTCGGCACCCAACCGCAGTAAGGATCGCCAGCGTCAATCGCATTGAACACCGTGTTGCGGATGTTTTCTTTTCGCTGGTAATCGTCCCAAATATCGCCACAGTGCGGGCAGGCGTAGCCAGCCGTTTCCGGATCCGCACGCCCGTAAATCTCGTGGGGCTGTGCCTCCTCTGGAATATCGAGCCACCGAATGTGGGCAAAGTCCAATACGTGAGCCTGGCCGCAGGCATGGCAGATAATCGGCAGTACCCGGCAGTCGGTAAGCGCCAATCGAGCCTCGGTCTTGCTGGCGCCCTTGATAGCAGGCGTCCCACCAACCAACATTTTTGAACCGGGATAACGCTTACCGCGCTCCTCCAGCAGGGCGACCGCATCCCCCTGCCCCTTAACGTCATCGCTGGTGTCGTCCGGTTCTTCCACCACCGACAAGCCAACCGATGACGTGGATTTGACGTTACCGGGAGAGTTCGATGCCACCAATTTGAGAAACCCGCCGGGGAAGTTCTTGTGGTCCCAGCGGTTGCCCGCAGTGCGGCTGGTATTGACCGGCATCAACTTCGCCACTTTTTTGTTGACGTTGACACCGAAGAAGATCTTTTCGTCATGAAAGTTTTTGCCATCTTTTTCCCTGGGAAACAGGATCAAGATCGGGCGCGGCAGGTGCTGGATCACTTTGAAAAGAAAACCGATCAGGAACCATGTCCAGCCGATCTGTGCGGCCTTCATCAGGTCCACTTCACGGACCTTGGGATCGTCCAGAGCAGCGGCAACACCAAGGAAGTAAGGTGTGTATTGGAAATCATAGAGGCCGCGCAACACTGCACCCTCAGCAGGTAAGTGAAATTCGGTACTCAGATACTGCGCCGTCGGGATGTCACGCGGCGGGCTGAACTTCGTCGCTGCTGCCAACAAGCTGCGCGCCAAGGTTTTGCGCATAGCCTGCAATTCGCTCGAGTGTAGGTCCGACAATTTTGTTTACCCCTGCTCGATCTACCGTGACTTTCAGCACGTTGTCGATGTCCTGTATGAGTCGCTCAATACAGCCCAGATATTCAAGGTTGGCGTAACTGGTCCAGTCGGATAGGACCTGCTCAGCGTCATCTGCCGGGATCAATACGCGCAACTTTTCGTGATACACCAGCCGCCCGTTTGCCGCCTTCTGCTCAAGGTCATCAATGCGAGCTTTGTTAAGCCGTTCAAGTTGGCTGCCCCCCGCGCCCAGCGGCTTTTTCGCGCAAATCGCGGATATAGGCGGTACGAATATCGGCAAGGCTTACGGCCTGCCAATCCAGGTTCAACCTCTTGAGTACATCGCGCGCAGCTCGCTCACTCATATCCAGGTGCTCGGCGATTTCAAGTTGGGTCGGCATGGTCTGGTCCTGTTACAGAAGGGGAAGCGGAACCCCCTATGTCGGGTTGAATCTGCAAAAAAGTCGGGGTTCGAATTACCCCGATGGACCCGCTGCCTGGAAGGACCCATTGATTTTGGGTCGCAGGTCGACCTGTCAAGCCAAAACCACGACAAATCATTGAAAAATCGCCATTTTTTGAGGAAAAAGGACGAAGCCGACAAGAGGTCAGCCTCGCTCCATCTCCCGTGCCAGGGCACGCCGGAACAGCGGCTCGAACTCGGCCTCGGCGACGCGATTGGCTACCCCGTAGAAGTCAAAGCGTCGCCGATACGTCGGGCGCTTGACGAAGATCAGGATGGGCCGTGCCCCGTTGCCGATCCGCTGCCAGATACCCAAAGGGCCGGTGCCGTTGCCAGGTCGACCCACGAAATAGTCCGGTGCGTTGCGGTTACGGCGCCGGCTGCGCTGAGTGCGGTTGGCCATGAAGCCCGACACCCGCTCAGCTGCTCCGAGTGCGGACAAGATCTGCACGATCTGGCCGCGACTGATATTGCCGTTGCCATCCATCCTGGCGCGCCGACCAGGGACGGCGTACATGTCAGCTGGCATCAAGCCGTAGTGGATCAGCGCTTTCTCAAATCGCTTATGTGGCCGGTTGCCACCGTCAATGTGGACCAGCAAATACTTGGACGCGGGCACACCGGAGCTGGCTTCGTCCTTGATCCACACACGGGCAAACAGGCGGCTGGTCGTGGCACTGCGCTTGAAGACCGAGTTGAGCGTCCACCGTGTGGGCCGATCAAACACTCGCTCCAGCTCGGACTTCTCTGCTGCCTGGACGCGTTCGGCGGTGAAGGTCAGTGCTTTGGCTGCGGCTATTGGCACCTTCGACTTGCTGAGCCCACGCATCTCCCTGACGATCTTGTCGATGTTGTCGCGCATCTCAAGTCGCATCATGGCAAACGCCCTCTGTCGATGGACCTGAACTAGAATACGCGTGCCAACACCCAATCTGCTCAGGACCTGAAACGATGAAGATAAGTATCAAGTGCGGCAAGTGTGGCAATGACAAGTTCGAGATGCCGGCTAGGCCCAGCAACGCCACTAAGGTGACCTGCAGCAAGTGCGGCGCTGTCGATACTTACGGTGGGATGCTCAAGCGAATTGAGGACAAGGTTGTAAAACACATCAAACGGAAACTCCGGAGTATCCCTAAGTGACCTCAAAACCTCGACGAGCAGATCAAACGCATCTCCCTTATCGGGGGGGCTTTCCACAATGTGTAAATCAATCCCCATACAATCCTCCAGTGCGTCGATCTACGACTTGGGTTCACTGTTAGCAGCTGCCTCGAGTAGCCCAAGTCGCTTGGCTGTCCAGCGCTCGTATAAGCCGATGGCAACGTCTGCACCTGCCATCGCTGTCAGGCATCCCAGCGCACCAGACGTCCAGATCGACATACCCGCCGCGTACAGAAGCATGATCGCCGAAACCCCGCACACCACGCAGGCGCCGGACCGAAGGGCCAATCGGCGGATCAATGCCCAGCCACGCGTACCTTCCTTGTCCGCTCGCCACATCTCGCCCGACACACCGCCCACCAGGGCCAGGACGATCACTAACCAGATCGGCATCTCAGCCAGCGCTTGCTGTTCGTTCGTCATTGGGCTACTCCGTAAACGAAAAAGCCCTGCGCTAGGCAGGGCTCATGGACATTATTGTCTAGTGGATGGGAAGTTCATTGCTGCGCAAACTCAGCCTTTTACTTCTGTCGAGATAGTTATATCCCGCATTGGTGACGCGCTGGATACGTATATCCGGTGCTTCCCCTTCAACATTGATACAGCCCAAATCTACAAGCAGCTCAATATGGCCATCCACGACAACACCGGACCAATGGACACACTCGGCGCTGGAGAATTTGCCGCGAACATCCTTGGCCGATAAATCGAGCCTCCAGTCATCGGAGTTCTTTATGCAAACCTCTAATATCTTCACCAACAGCTTCTGATCCCGTTCCATTTCTCAGCTCCAATGGAAAAATTATCTATGCGGGATCGTACGCCGAAGGAGGAACAAAAAACCCGGCTCAAATGGCCGGGTTTGCTAGGTGGAACGTGCCGCTCTTTGTGGTCGCACCTATCGAAGATGACTACTTTTTACAGGTGGATTCCGATGGCAGCAAGCAGATTTTAACGCCACAGATAAATATGGGGATAACGCAGGTATGAAGCGGGTACAACACAGGGATAATGCGTTCATTCGGCTATCGCTTTTGGCTCTGTGTCCCATACGTCCCATAAACGCTGAACGCTTTGGGACAGCTGAGAACGCCTAAATTAAAGGCTCGTCCCATAGTCCCATTCTTTTTATCCTTTCCTCGTATATAGAGGGAAAAGAATAAAACGCGTGCGCGAAGCACGCGCGCATACAAACGCGCTACGCACACATGCGAGGGAAGTAGTGATGTATATGGGACTATGGGACAACCCGCGAACCACGTGGCACGTAGGTGTCCATTGGGGCTAAAAATGCATGGGACAGAATGGGACAATAAGACAGCGCAAATCGAAGTCATGCCGCCTTTCCCATTAACAAATTGGCAATGCACAGGTGTGCCTCATGCAGGCGTTGATAATAGGTGTCACGGCTGCACCCACAATGAAGGTACTTCTGAGAAAGGAGGCTTTCATGGTTGCAGTAGTGTTCCACCACTACTAACGCCAGCTCCGGTGACAAGTGCTTGTTAACGATCAGTTCAATATCCGCCGATTCATCCAGCAGCACCCGACTGCCCCGCGTCCCACGTATCAACTCGCCCTTACACGCCATCAATATTGCGATTATGTTGCCGCCGGTAGAGCCACCGTCGGTAAACGTAGAAAGTTGATGCAGTTCCTGCGCCCAGACCTTGAGCATTTCATCAATTCGCTTAATCATCGAAACAAGGCTCCTCATCCCCAACTTGCACTAAGGCCGACGTGCTACCCCACCCTTCCGGCTTTTTATAAGCCCATGGTCGACGCCCACTTTTCCTTAGCGCCGGCAATCGCACACGCAGCCAACCCAAGCGTTGCATAATCGCACCCACACGAATTTGATCCGGTTTGTTCCAGTGCCCGAAATCCAGCTTTAGCGCTTGGCTTAAAATCTCGGCGCCCGTGGCCGTCTCGCCAATCTGTGACTCCTCCAGCCAGGTCAGAATCGGCCCCTCCCATTCATCCACCACAAAGCGCTCTTCCTGCTCCTCCGCGAACAGCGGCGCTTCATCCCGAATAACCCACCAGATGTCACCGGCTTCGTAGCAAAACATGGCCTCGGCCCAAAGCTGATCGCGAATCTGGCGCATGAGGTCTAGGTCAACTTTGGTACAAGCGACCGGCCAGTAACGCCGGTTACCTGTAGCGTCCTTGAGGTACTCACTTTGTAGTGGTCTAATGAAACCGGACACCCATTTAGGCGAGAATGCTCGCCAGAACGAGGTGTCAGATGACCAAACAACGCCGTACCTTTTCCCCTGAATTCAAACGCGAGGCTGCCGACCTCGTTCTCAAGCAGGATTACAGCTTCATTGAGGCCAGCCGCTCGCTTAGTGTCGGGGAGTCGGCTTTGCGCCGATGGGTCGACCAGGTGCAACAAGAACGCACGGGCGTCACCCCGCAGAGCAAAGCGCTGACCCCGGAGCAGCAGAAAATCCAAGAGCTGGAAGCCCGAATTGCTCGCCTTGAGCGGGAAAAATCGATCTTAAAAAAGGCTACCGCGCTCTTGATGTCGGAAGATCTCGAGCGTTCGCGCTGATTGACCAGTTGAGCATCCACGAGCCGGTTGATTGGCTGTGCAAGGTGTTTGAAGTGACCCGCTCGTGCTACTACGCTCGGCGTCTCAGGCGCCGCACACCGGAAGTAGAACGCCTTCGATTGCGCAGTCGGGTGAACGAGTTGTTCACCCAAGGCCGCAGTGCTCCCGGTAGCCGTAGCATCATGGCCATGATGCAGGACGACGGCGAGCAGATCGGGCGATTCAAAGTGCGCAGCCTGATGCGCGAGCTGAAGTTGGTCAGCAAACAACCGGGATCGCATGCTTACAAAAAGGCGACGGTCGAGCGGCCCGACATTCCTAATATTTTGAACCGGGAGTTTGATGTGCCCACTCCTGACCACGTCTGGTGTGGCGATATCACTTACATCTGGGCTCAAGGGAAATGGCAGTATCTGGCGGTTGTCCTAGATCTTTTTGCCCGCCGTGTTGTGGGCTGGGCGTTGTCGGGAAAGCCGGATGCGGACTTGGTCATCAAGGCCTTGGACATGGCTTACGAGCAGCGAGGGAAGCCTCAAGGTCTGCTGTTCCACTCCGACCAGGGCTCGCAATATGGAAGCCGGAGTTTTCGTCAGCGCCTTTGGCGATATCGCATGCGTCAGAGCATGAGCCGGCGAGGAAATTGTTGGGATAACGCGCCGATGGAGCGGGTGTTCAGGAGCCTGAAAACCGAGTGGATACCGACCATGGGCTACACGACGGCCCAACAAGCTCAGCGGGATATCAGCCATTTTTTGATGCACCGGTACAACTGGATTCGACCGCACCAATTTAATGGTGGGCTGCCACCGGCTCAGGCCGAGAAAAAACTTAACGTCGTGTCCGGGATTAGTTGACCACTACACTTTGGTTGGTGGTTCCCGCGAAAACACACTGGCGTGGCACATCCACAGATCTGCGGCCGTAGCTTTCGCGATAGGTATCATTTGAGGCTGAGAAGAATTGTTTAGCCTTAGTGGACTCGGCCTTATTGAAGCTATCCAACTCGCCGAGTTCTACGATCCACTTACCTCGAATGGTCTGAAAGGCGTCTTTATCGCCCAACGCAAATGGCGTATCCATGAACCACGGACCGCCAAGAATGCCTAGCGCCGTCGACTTACCAGCGCCCTGGGCACCTTCGAGGATTATCACAGAGTCAGCCTTGCAGCCCGGAGACATCACTCGTCCCACCGCCGAAATAAGCCAGCGCCTACCGACCTTAGAACTGTAGTCGGTTGGCACGACGCCCAGCACGTCAGTTAACCAACTGTCGAGCCGAGGCACACGGTCCCATTCAAGCTTTCCCAAGTAATCACGCACGGGGTGAAAAGCATGATCGTGTGCAACCACACTCACTGCTTCCATGACATGAGACATCTTGACCCTAAAGTTGTACTGCTGGGCGAGCCACTTCATTACTCTCACGTCATCAATATCTGCCCACTCGCCAACACCGCCGCCGTACGGAGCGGCACGCATCTTGATGATCTTCGAACTAAACATGCAGAAACCGATGACACCGGCCCAGCGTTCATCATTGCCGAGGATCAGTTCCACATTTTGCATGTGCGCTATCAATGCCCCGCTCTCACTGCGAGCCAACCTGTCTTTCCAGCCGCCTGCCGCAGGCGGTTTTACGACGGCGAGTACCTGGCGGCGCACGGCCTCAAGACCCTCCGCGACGTGAAGATCGTTGAAGTCGGTCCACTTGAGTTCACGTTCGCCGGAAAAAATCGGCGCGACTACCTGCCCACCGACAACTAAAGCCGCGTTGTTGGCTTTTTCCTCACCTGGGTTCCACGGTGTCCCATTTGGGCGTTTGGTTTTCCAATCGTCATCGCGGCAGATAATCAGAGGACACCCAGGAAAGCGTGCACGCATAGACTTAGCTACTGAGAGCAGATTGCCCGCGTCAAAAGCTATCGCCACTGCCTGCGAGGTTGCCATGTGCAGGCTGGCGCCAGTGGCATACCCCTCGCAGATTAACAACGGCTCTCCGGGTTCGGGATGCCCACCGATTAAGTGAAAGGCTCCCGCCTTAGACATACCTGCAGGCCAATACATCTTGTCGCGTCCGGTGTCCTCCTGCTTGGAAGGGAAAATAACCTGGAGCCCAACAATATCGTCTTGAACATTGCACATCGGGACCAACACCGCCCCCGTGCGCGACGCATAACGAACTCTGAATCCAATAATGTGTTTTCGATCTAGGTAAGCACTTTTACCCTTATCAGGCATACGTTTGAACAAACCCGACGCACGATTGGCCGCTCGACGCGCCGCGTTAGCCGCAACCTCGGCAGCACGGCGCTTGGCCTCTTCTTGCCGTGCACGCATGACTTCGCGCTCTTCGACAGACATGCGCCCGGGCTTGACCCTGATCTTCTGAGTCTCACCTGAGCGCCAGTCACCAAAACTCCCGAAAATAAGCGTTTCACCCTTTTCGGTGTGGTACTCATGCGCCACGTACCAACCATTCTTTTCCTTACCCTTGTCCTGGGAAGTCCTGCAGCGAGTGAGTTTGCCGAAAGTCAGTGGTTGCTCTGGCTCCAGACCGTAATCAGCGAATTGTCCAAGAACCTCATCAAGCATTGTGCGCCCTCCTAACCTCATCGTAATTTTGGCAACTGACGCACTGTGTGCAGCCCTCCAGGGCAATTCGTCGAGCTAATGGAATCGGGGCATCACACGTTTCGCAGTACAGGAAAGAGTGGCAGACCATTTCAGCCTTCAACGCATCTCTAGTCGCCAGTGCGCGCTCCATTCGTTCCTCGACCAGGTCGTTGGCCAGATCAGCAAGATTTGCCATCGCTCTGCCCCCGCGTTGCCTGGTTGACATAACTGGCTCGATTGAAAAGGCCTAAAAGCCCGCGAATGCCACAGAACACCTGCAGGTGGATCTCAGCTAATTCGCTGTCGCTGACAACGCCGTCGCCGATGCTCCTTGCCCACGTGTCGGCCAGGTCCGCTACCTGTCTAAAGTAAGTAGCGAGGCCAGTAGTCAGTGTTTCTGGCATGTCGTTGGTATAGGCCTCAGCCAGTTCCTGCCAAATGGTGTCGCCGACAAGGCCATGAACCGCATCAAGAATGCGCCGGTCCTTCGTTAGTTCAAGGATCTCGCTGAATTCGTAAATGTTTACAGAATGGCTGGGGTGGGTTGGGGAAAGTTTGTGTTGGAGGGTGGTGGGATTGCGGCCGGTGGTGACAGCGATTGCAGCGGCGCCACCGGGGTAGTCGCGGGCAGCGTGGTAAAGCGCCAAGTCGAGGGGCAGGACTTCCCGCCGCGCTCGATCAAGGGAATTTAAAGCAATTCGGCTCATGGCATTAATCCTTGCAGGTTGCCAGTGCCGCGCAGCATGTAGTGGTGATACATTTGCCGCGTGGCTTGAAAGGGCCCAAACGCCGGCCAGATCCGCAAGATCGAAACCGGCACCGTGCCGAGGCGAACGATCCGTCGCTCACCCCTGGCGCAACAGCTGCCTGATCTGTGGTGGAGGAGGCAGCAACCCAAGGTATCCGTACCTTGGCAGCGCGGTAAAGGAGGCGGTTTAGCATGTGGTGTGCCCGCCTACTTTTATCGCGACCCGACAGCACTGTGGTGGTGTGTGCCGGGAGGAACTGGGCGGCCTTTGGGTCGCCTTTTTTCTAAGTCTTATGCAGCAGCTTGGAATACAGGGGCCGGGAACAGGTCTGGTAGATCGGGACGCAGTTCATGAGGCAGAACTTTGCCATCCGAGGCCCGAGCAACTGAATGAACACGCTCTGTAGGCACACGCCCCGTCTTGAGCCACTTCCAAACGTGCGGCTGCTTAACATTGCAGCGACGAGCCAATTCAGATTGGTTGTTACCACAGACCTCTAGAACTCGCATAAGCGCGGCATGGCCTTCGGAAACAGATCCGGCAACCTGGCCAGTTTGTTCAAGGCAATTTGTAGTCATGAGAAGACCTCAACTGAGTAAACGATGCAGAGATTATAACCTTAGGATTAATCGGTCAACAACTTTAGCTGTTGGACTTTTTATAACCATAGTTATAGCCTGCACTCATGAACTATTTAGATAAAACTCAGCTACCCACCCTCGCAGATCGCCTAAATCATGCGATGTCTCAGCGCAGCCTCAGCCAAGAGGCTCTAGCTACAGCTGCTGGATGCACGCAGGCAAGCATTCAGAAGATAAGCTCTGGCAAGTCCCAAAAAAGTCGGTTCCTACCTGCAATAGCACGGGCACTTCAGGTCGACGTGGATTGGCTTGAGCTGGGTATCGCCCCCGGCTCGCAATCGACCAACGAAGCCACCCACAAGCTTCGCCCACACGACGGCTCCCCTTTTGTTCTCGGGGAGCTTTCGTTATGGGACGATTTAACCCCAATGGAAGCAGGGGAGATCGCCTTGCCACTTTACAAGGAAGTCGAGATAGCTTCAGGGCTAGGAAAATCAACGGTCCAGATTGACGAGGGCCGCAAGGTTTGGTTTTCCAGCTACACATTGCGCAAAGCAGGTGTGGATCCCTCTAACGCAGCGTGCGCAACGAATACGGGTAATTCTAACCATCCACTAATCCTTGACCGCGCGACGCTTGGCGTTGACAAGGGAACGACCAAGATCATCGACGGGCAAATTTATGCGCTCGATCATGACGGTCTATTGAGGGTCAAATTTCTCTACCGTATCCCCGGTGGCATTCGCCTAAGAAGCTTCAACCGCGAAGAGTACGCCGACGAAGACTATTCGTTCGAGGAGGTGATGGAACAACGCATTCAAATAATCGGTAGGATTTTTTGGTGGTCCACTCTGAACCTTATAAATTCTTCACTCCTAGCCAAAAATTAATCGCTAGGTTATTGCGCCAAATTAAAACCTAAGTTATTTTTATCTCACTCTCCCACCACAGAGTGAGGCACCACCATGCACACCACAGCAACCGTACACGTGCACCCAGCGTGCGCGAGCAACCCAAAACTGGTTGAGCAGTTGCAAGCCAGCACCGGCTGCATAGTCATCCTTCACAACAAAAAACCCAAGCTCGCCGCAAAAAGCCAGCAGCCTGCCCCCTTCGATCCTGACGATGGAGGACGTGCAGCATGAGCAGACTATCTCTCAACGCCGCCGCCTACATTCGACTCCAGGCTCAGGTAAACCTTAGCGGCACGTTCAATCACACCCTGCATTCGTGTGATGGCTGCCAATCCGTAGCGGCTCAGGTCGAGATCGAACAGTGCACCGCCGGCATCACGGTGATGGTGCGCATCTGCGGGACGCTCAATACGTCAGTCACCCTCGATAAGCACCGCAAAAACAACGCCACGCGCGTTGCGAGCTTTATCGAAGGTATCGCCAACGGCCGCAGCCCTACCGGAGTACCCGACGTAGATGAGCATGAAGCTGTCAGCGATATAGAGGCCACCCTACGTCTGGCTATCCGACGTGGGCGCGGCATTTACCATCTGATCGCTGACGAACTGGAGCCCTCGCTCCAGATCCAGCGCAACCCACGCGGCGGCTATATCGCCAAGCTCGAAATCGACGACGACGCCGGCTGCCTACTCACCTTGCCCGCCGACAACCAGCGCGCCTACACAATGTTGGCTGAAAACCTCAATCAATTCCTGCAGGGCTACCGCAATAGCCTCGCAGCCGCCGCATGAGGTGCCGCCGTGAGCTTATCCCTCAAACGCGTAGCCGAACGCCTAGGTTTGGGTCACCGCGAGCTGATGAAACGCATGCGCGACAAAGGCTTGCTGGATCAACACAACCTGCCAACCAACCCTGCCGCTACCAAAGACTTTTTGGTCACCCGTGAGAGTCGCTGGTTTCACGAGAAGTATGGCATGCAATACAAGCGCACCACGCGCGTGACGGACATTGGCATTTCCTGGCTGGCCAGGCAGATCGGTATTGAGCGCCCAGCCCCACCCGCCGTGCCTGACCCGCGAGAAGTCGCGTAATGAGACAGCCAGAAGCATGGCCGCGCGAGTACGCCCGCCAGATCGTTGCCATGCGCACACGCGAGGAGCGCAATGCAGCGCTCCTCGAAGTACCGGAACACCTGCGCGACCTGACGAAAAAACACTGCCTTATTGCCTGGAATCATCCTAAGAGGAAGAGAAGCCATGGACCACAAACTGATTGATCAAGCGCTGAAGCAGTTGCTTTCTACAAAGGCCGTCGAGCGAACCGCTGAGCAGATCCAAGGTTTCGCTCACCTGGTATGCAGTGCGGCCGGGGTAACGGCTGATGCGCCCCCATCAACGCTGTCCAGCCTGCCAGAACTGCATGCAGCTGTACTGCTACTCGCAAACCAGTTGGACGTTGTGTCCCTGAATCCAAATAGCACCGTTACCACGGAGTTCCGCCTGTCTAATCGCGCAGTCCCAAAAATTGCAGTCTACATCCACAACCCTCATGGGTTTGACAGCGGCAAGACCATTCTTTCGGGGTACGGCAATTCCCCAGAGGAAGTGCTGCGCGCTCTCCGAGACAACGCCTATGACCTTTGCAAGCTGGGGGCCGACGCCTATGACCTCTCCAGCCTGGAGGCCAAATGACCGCCAACGTCGGCCAGCAACCAATCCGGCTGCTGCCCGCACCAGATCCGTCCACCATCGAGATGCTGCACCACATCTTCGGCGATGTGCTTATTCCCATGGAAAAGGTGCACGCGCACTACTTCAAAAACATCAACGAGAAGACGTTTACCGAGGCAATCAACAGCGGACGTATTCAGTTGCCGGTGACCACCTTGGATCTCAGCGGTAAAGCTCTGCGTTATGCACACATCAGGCATGTCGCGGCGCTGATCGATATTCGTGCTTACCAGGCGGACCAGGTCATGCCGAGACCTCATAGCGATTCGGAGGAAAACTGACATGTCACTTCAAGACTATTGCCGGCACTGCCGGGCACAGTTATCGGCGGACAGAACACCCGACCGACTTTGCGGGCACTGCAACTATCTCGCCGCCGACTACCACCTATACGACGATCTGCGCGAGGAAGGCTACATGTCGTACCAAGCCAAGCTGATGTGTGGCCTGGCCGATCCACCAGATCCTGATCACGAATAAACCCGTTTCAATACTGCTGCCACCACCAGCTTAAGTGACACCACAGGAGCACACCACATGACATTTTTTGAAGTTTTCGCACTGGTCACCTTCGTAATCGCACTCGCCATTTTGTATTGGGTCGAGTATCGGGGCGGCTTGAAGGATGGCTGGGCTGACGGTTATGACGATGGCCACACGAATGGCTACATCGAGGGCATTGAGGAGGGCGAGTCGTCGAGTGCTACCGCTCTTGAAAAGGCCACGCGCCGATGCGAACGCCTGGAACTGATTTTGATCAGGGAACCCCAGGACTGTCAGATTCTTCTGGCCATCGCGGGAAAACTCAAACTCGCCGCCGACTTCTTTCAAGCGATCAAATCGGAAGGCCACGCAACTCAAGCACTCATTCTGCGCGACCACGCTTTGAGCATGGCCGCCGAGTTGGATTCCTTCTATCAGGAGGATGCAGCATGAGTCGCGCTATCCCAATGCTGCGTCTGACGCCCCAGGCCGCTGGAACACTGCAACAGCAGTACACCAAGGCTATGAAGGAACTGAGCGCAATGACTCGCCATAACAAAGAGTTCGACCGGCAACTGAAAGCGCTGATCGGTTACGACGCTCTCCGCGAACTGCATAAGGCAGCTGACAACGCCCTGCTGCTGGCCGATCTCGTGAAGGAGGCCGCATGAACTGGATCCTCACCCACACCGGCAAGCATTTTGACCTGTTCGAACCTGACGCCGACATGATCGACCCACGGGATATTTCCCACTCACTGGCACACCTCTGCCGATTCAACGGTCACACCCGCGAGTTCTACAGCGTGGCGCAACACAGCTGCATCGTCGCCGAGCTGGTGCCGGAAGAACACAAGCTCGCGGCCTTACTCCACGACGCGCCAGAGGCGTACCTGGGCGACATGACCAAGCCACTTAAACAGTGGATACATGCTTACCAGGACTTTGAAGACTGGGTATGGCAACGCGTGTGCCAGCGCTTCGACATTGCTGCAGAACTTCCTGCATGCGTTCACCAGGCCGACTTGATTGCGCTGGCCACCGAACGCCGCGACCTCATGCCAACCGATCCGGCTATCTGGGATTGTTTGGTCGGCATACAACCCATGGCCGAAATCATCCGTCCATGGCCTGCCGCAGAAGCCCGACTCACCTACCACCAGCGCCTGATGGACCAACTCGCTGTCGAACATCGGAGGAAAGCGGCATGAAGAACCAACAGGAAAACCCCAGCGCCCTGCCCGCTTTGCTCCGCAGCACCAGTGGTGTCGACACGCCAGAAACAAACAGTCTCTGCTGCGCAGCAGCAGGCATTATTGCTCCTTCAAGCGCCACTGCCGAGGCACGTATACCCCACGAAAAGCTGCGCGGGGCAGCGGTCAGTGATGCAACGCTTACCGCTTCGGGACGCCCGCCTGCGCAGCCTGTCGTGGGGTATACGCACGCTTCGAGACATATAGGCGTGGCTCAGCCGAGGAGTGCCGTATGACGGTATTTCTTTTGCTGTACCTGTGCGCAGACGCCACCCGAACGAACTGCCAGGTATTGCCAGCTCAGCATTGGAATGGACCGGACGCGTACGAGCAGTGCATTGGCACTATTCCTGGGCTCACCAAAGCGCTGGCAGCCGCCAACCGAAAACGGCACCGATTCGTCTGCGAGATCCAATCCGACGGCGCGCAACCCGCTGAGCAGAAGTCACCGCCGGCGCGTGCTCATCAATCGTTTCGGATGTAACAGGAAGAGGTGCATCAATGACTACGCACAACATCATCAGCCTCAGCGGCGGCAAAGACAGCACGGCGACGCTACTGGTCGCAATTGCCTTAGAGGCACCCAACCTGCAGGCCGTCTTCGCGGACACCGGCAACGAGCACCAACAGACCCACGAGTACCTGGATTACCTGGAACAAGCCACACGCACGAAAATAACCCGCGTGCGTGCTGATTTCACCCAGCGTATTGAAGGCAAGCACCGATTCATCGAATCGAAATGGCGGGCGCAAGGTATAGCAGAGGAGGTAGTGCTGGCAGCGTTGGACGTGCTGCAGCCAACCGGTAACCCGTTCCTAGACCTGTGCATCTGGAAAGGACGGTTCCCTAGCCGCAAAGCCCAGTTCTGCACCATGGAGCTGAAACGCGACCCTATGTTTGAACAAGTAGTCATGCCTTTGATGGATGCCGGCGACATGATCCTGAGCTGGCAAGGTGTACGCGCTGAAGAATCGCTTAACAGGCGATATTTGCCCGAGTGTGACGAAGTGGGGGGCGGCCTATTTAACTACCGGCCGATCTTAAAGTGGAATATTCCATCAGTGTTCGAGGCTCACCGCTACATGGGCATCAAACCGAATCCGCTTTATTCCCAGGGCATGGGGCGCGTCGGCTGCATGCCCTGCATCAACTGCCGCAAGGATGAATTACGCGAAATTGCCCTTCGGTTCCCTGACGTGATTGACCGGATCGATCGCTGGGAGCGAACCGTCCAGCAGGCCAGCAAACGTGGCGCCGCCACGTTCTTTGCCGGGTCAAACGCCAAGCACCCAAAGGGTTCTATTGCCAACATGAGTGCTATCGAAGTGATGGAAATCGCAAGCATTCGCCAGGCCGTCGAGTGGTCCAAGACCGCTCGAGGCGGTATCCAGTACGACCTGATGATTGCGACAGATACGCAGGCCTGCTCCAGCGCATACGGACTCTGTGACACAGATCCTGAACCCGTGAAAATACCGGAGGCAGCATGAGCGCAGCAGAAAAACTCGACTTTAACATCACCCCCGGCGCCTGGTTTCGCCAAGACTTGCTGTACCCAGTCTTCGGCCTAAGTACCGAAGCGGTTCGCAAATACCGCTCCCGAGGTCTGTGGCTTGAGGGCAAGCACTGGCGTTACGACCCAGCTAACGTGATCGTCTACAACCGCGCGGCCATTGAGCGCTGGATGGAAGGGAAGCCATGATCGACAAGATGCCAACTGGCGTGGAGATGAACGGCAAGCAACTCCGCATCTGGTTCATCTTCAACGGTCAACGGTGCCGGGAACCCTTGGAAGGGATATCGAAGGTAAACAAGGCCGCGATCGCCTACGCCGACAACAAGCGCCGTACCATTCTCGCGGAAATCAAAGAGGGCCGCTTCGACTATGCGGCCCACTTTCCCAAATCGCCAAGAGCTGCCATGTTCACCGGGACTGGCGGTCCTTCGCTCAAGCGCACCGTAAAGGAAGGCATTGACCGCTGGCTGGAGGTTCAACGCGCGCTCAAAGCTTCGAGCACCGTCATCAACTACGTCAGTAAGGCTGTGCACGTCGAGAACAAATTCGGCAAGCGTCGAATCGTCGACATCAGCAAGAGCGACATCGAGCTGTTCCAAGCACAGTTACTCAAGCAAGGCCTGGCCCCGAAGACAGTGAATGACATTTTTACTGTCGTCCGAGGCATCTGGGCCGATGCATTCGGCGATGGCATCCTGAAAGCTAACCCGCTCGACAGGATCAGCAACGTCGGATCAGACGTCGACCTGGAGCATGCCGACCCCTTCAGTCGCACCGAGATCGAGTTGATCAGCAAAGCGGATCCCAACCGGCGAGCTGACACCCGAATGATTGAGTTCAACTGCTGGGCAGGGCTATCACTTTCCGAACTAATTGCACTTGCCGTTGAAGATGTCGACCTCGATGCTGGCCTAGTGCACGTGCGGCGTGCATTGGTCGTTGGCGAATTCAAAGTCCCGAAAGAACGCTCCAGGGTACGAGTAGTCGAACTGATTGACCCTGCTCTCGACCTGATGCGAGAAATTGTCGCCGCCGCAAAAGATTCACCAAGCATTGATATCACGGTGACACAGCGTGACAACATCACCTCCAAGAAGTTGAACGTTAGATTTCTTTTCCGCAGTTCCTCCAGCGGCCTACTCTGGAGCGGCAAGACTTTGAGCAAATGGTTCACTGCCCACCTTAAAAAAGCGGAAGTCCGCCACCGGGGCGCTAACCAATGTCGCCATACATTTGCAAGTCAAATGTTATCAAATTATGTGCCTGTTGAATGGGTGGCTAGGCAACTAGGGCACACAGACTCAACAATGGTGAGAAAGCACTATGGGAAATGGATACCAACAGACACTAAGAGCATGGCGAGTTTAGTCTCAAAAATGTTGGGATTCAGAAAATAAAAACGCAGGCCCAAAGAGGGATAGATTTGAACAGCGCGTGCTTATTCCAAAGACTAAAATTGTTTTTTGAAAACACCAAGATTTATTGCCGAGAAAACAAGGACTTCATCTCGACGTCGGGTAAAGTAATTTTTTGTTGGCCGCTAGTCTGATCTATAAAAGAATAAGTCATTGTAGTGATCCCTTGCACACCATCGACCACTGGAGGATCGAACTTCATATCATTAAATATTGGCGTATCCAAATAATCTGAATAATATGTCGTATAGGTCTGCACGCCTGGCGCCCAGGTAAAGCCGTCGCTTATCGTCCCTGTAGAATTGCTGCACTCATATTTATACAGTTTCCCAGGAAGACTGGGGAATATATTTGAAGCCGGAAACGACTTGATCTGCCGGCAACTTATTCCAACTTTACTGAGATTGCCTTTGGTATCCACAGACTCAGTGTATATTTTCAGGTCATTCGCGGGCCACTTCCCTTTAGCTTGAAATAAAAATTTCTGCGTTGTGGCCAAGTCAAAAGATGTAAACATACTAAAGCCATGATAAACAGAAACGCCATAATTCCATCCTTGAGTTCCAGAAACCGCTACAGAATTTTTATAATTAACATATGAACTGGATACTACTCTTGAGCCGTACATAAAGCTGTGAGAAGTACTTAGAAGTTTCGACGAAATTGCACCTGCCTCTGGATCCAACTCATACTGACGCTTAATTTCAGGTGATGGCACCCTTACTGCGGATGGCCACTCACGATATTTTTTTAGCTCGGAGACAGCTGTATCCATATAGACAGCGACTAGCGTACTAAGAACCAGCAAAGTCGGACGATTCATGTCAGCTCCTTGAGGGTTTGATCTTGGTTCAATAAGGTTAGCTGGCGACAGATTTTTTTCAACCAGCCGCCGCATGGAACTGGCGAGCTCTGTGAATCGGGATAATACTACGTAAAACAATTCAGCATGGAAACTCGAAAATGCACACATTGACCGCCCTTTGGACCCGAGCAGCTGCCATTTCTGTCATTTTGATTTGGGCAGTAGATGCAGTCGCTGAGTGCCGTCCCGGCAGCGTCAATGCGGAACACTCCTGCGGTAAGGATAACTACGACCCCAATTATAAAAATCGAAAGAAACCGGCAGCTTCAGGTAGAACTGACGCAGGAGCTGCTGCAGACACGATCCAGTCTATCGGCACCTATCTTCAGCAGCAGGATGATCAATCTCAAAATTTAGAGCACCAGCAACGCATAGAACAAGATCGTATCTATGAAGAACAACAACGCAATCAAAAAGCTCAGTTTCAGCAAAACTACCAGGAGCTAGACACGTTTGAGTCGTCTATGGATGGAGATGGCTGGGAGTCGAGGGCTGCGGCTGCATCGCCGAGTAAAGGACCGTCGAAAGGGAAGGTCCCCGCACAAACATCAAGCACAGGAGATTGCAATTGCCGCGAGGTAGCAGGCGTTTGTACCGCTACCGTGGTGGTGGTCAAGAAAAATAAGACCGGGGCTGACTTCAAGGTAACGTCTTCGGTACCAAGGTGCTCCCGAGTAAATTATTACATCGACAGCACTCCTAGGCTGACGGTGCTGATTAACACTAATACCGCCATGGAGCATGCTGCGGGGCTGACGGAGATATCAAACAAGACATTCGAGGTGGAGAGCTGCCAGGTATGTGCAAGTAAATGA